TGAACCAATTACCTTTGAAGAAAAACCAGTAAATCCATACGGACTAACTCCGTTTGGTTTTTATGATAATGATGCACAATTTCAAGTCGAAGCACCAAGAGTAGCATCATTTGTCGCACGTCGATTAGGATATCCAGTAGTTGACGTAGAGTTGACACATAAACAAATTTATGCATGTTTTGAAGAAGCAATTACAACATACAGTAATCAAGTTAATCAATTCAATGCACGGGAACACATGCTATCATTACAAGGTATGAGTACGTCAACTGATATTACACAACGTAATATTATTTCTACTCCACTTCCACAACTAGTAAAACTTTCTGCACAATATGGTACAGAAGCGGAAAGTGGTGGAAATGTGTCCATCAAATCCTCAGCAATTAGCGCATCAGCATATTCACAATCATACGATGTACGAAATTATGTTAGACCAGAAGATGTTGGTAAAGCAATTGAAATTCGTCGTATCTATCATTATATGCCACCTGCTATTGCACGTTACTATGACCCATTTGCAACTACGGGTCTTGGATTGACCAACTTGATGAGTGAATTCGGATTTGACGGATATTCACCACCAGTCACCTTCGTGATGATGCCGGCATACGAAGATTTACTCCGTATTCAAGCAATTGAAGTCAATGATATGATTCGTAAGAGTCAATATAGTTTTAGTGTAGCAAATAATATTGTACACTTTAGTCCAATTTTTAAGAAAGATACTGTGGTATGGTTTGACTATATGGTTGTTGACGATAAAATGAGCGGGTCTGCATTATTCCAATCAGGATCAAAAAATAGCAATGTATCAGACTTTTCAAACGTACCATATCAAAATATTGAATACCAAAATATCAATAGTATCGGTCGTTTGTGGATATACAAATATGCATTATCTACAGCAAAAGAATTATTAGGAAACATTCGTTCAAAATATCAAGAAATCCCTATTCCCGACGCTTCTATTCGTTTAGATGGAGAAACATTACGACGAGAAGCAGCGGATGAAAAGAAAGGATTAATTGAAGAATTACGAGAAACATTAGAACAAGTTGGGCATCAAGCACAACTTGAAAAACAAATGAAAAATGCAGAAGCAATGCAAAAGATATTCCAATATGTACCAGTTCCTTTCTATATCTTTTAATTGAGATAATACATGCCACGTTTTGTTTCAGAACGAGATTTTCAATTTTTTCAACACATCAATAAAGAAATAGTCATAGATGTAGTAGATTTACCAGTTGTGTTGTACAAAATTATTCCAGATATTGTTGCAGTAAACATTTACGGTGAATCAACTAATAAAGCACGTTATCGTGGTATTCAATTACATGCATTGGTACGCTATCCAAAAACAGAACAAGCTTCAGAAGGATTTGGATTTGATGCCACTCAAAACGTTGAATTTAGATTTGTTCGTAAGTTACTACAGGATGTTGATGTATATCCTGAAACAGGTGATATTCTTGGATATGATGAAAATTACTATGAAATCGATAATGTCAACGAAGTACAGTTGATAGCCGGTCGCCCACAATTTGACCATTCTGTTATTTGTTCAGCGCACTTAACTCGTCGCAGTGGACTTAACATTGAGGAGACACATGTATGAGTATACCTGAATTTAACAGAGCATTAAAACAAACGACAAGTAGATATAATCGGGGATTAGATAACAAAAATCCAAATCCAAAACAAACAAATGTTTCGGTAGGATTATATACAATTGATAATACAATATTAAAATACCTACAGACAAAAATCCTACCAGTAGTTACACAAGACAATAAACAAATACAAGTTCCTGTTATATACGGTAATCCAGAACGTTGGAAGAGTGTACAACGTGACGGTTCTATTCGTGATAAAAACGGAAAAATTCAATTGCCTATTATTATGATTCGTCGGGCAAGTATGAAAAAGAATAGTACAAATTCACCGGTAAACAAGTATCAAAATTATGTGTACAAAGCGGGGTGGAACTCCAGAAATATATATGACCGATTTGCTATTGTGAATGGAATTAAACCAAGTGAAGCATATCAATCAATCGTCATTCCAGACTTTTATGATATTACTTATGAAGCAATTGTCTGGACAGAATATATGGAACAAATGAACAAATTGGTAGAAAATATTTCATTTGAGAGTGATGAATATTGGGGAGAAAGCGATAACTACAGATTCATGGCAAAGATTGGATCATTTGAACAAACAAATGAATTACCTACGACATCAGATAGAATCGTTCGAAGTAAGTTTAATATTGAAGTACGAGCATACATTTTACCAGAATCTATGTTGAATCCTGATGGTAATAGACAAGCTACAACTCGCGTAGAATACTCTCCAAAAAAAGTGGTGTTTTCGTCAGAAGTTATATCTAGCGCAGATGAAATAAAATAAAATATAGATGTTTCGAAATAATTTAATATATTTATGATAGGTATATAATTTTACAAAGGATTTTATATGAAAAAGGTTGCTGAAGTAGAGTTAAAAGAATTACAACTTTTGAAAGAAGAATTGTTCGTTATTGTCTCTAAAATAGGGGAGTTATATCTCACAAAATCTTTGATGCAAAAAGACATAGAAAAGATTGACGGGGAATTAGCAGAACAAGAAAGTAAGTTTTCAGAATTTCAAGAGAAAGAAAGGGTTATCTATAAACGGTTTCAAGAAAAGTACGGCCCCGGTAACATTAACGTGGAAACCGGCGAAATAACAGCATAATATAACCCATTTGGAGGATTCGTATGGCAGAACGCATTGTGTCACCAGGCGTTTTCACTAGAGAAAATGATTTGAGCTTCCTCGCTCAAGGCATTGGTGAAATCGGGGGTGCATTCATTGGGCCAACTCAAAAAGGCCCAGCATTTATCCCAACTATAGTTAGAAGTCAAACCGAATATACAAATCGTTTCGGTTTTGCCGACAAGTACCACTACACGGGACTTACGGCTTTAAATTATTTACGAGAAGCAGGTGCTGCAACAGTTGTTCGTGTTCTTGGATTAGCTGGATATCAAGGTTCAACGAATCAATCAATTGTTGTGTATGCAACAAGTGGATCACAACAACGTGTATACGCAGTCTTACATCCAACAAATGCAGGTACATCGTTAACATCAACTCAAGGTGCAGGAACTGGTACCAGTTTCTCATTAAGAGTTACTGGTTCATCTGGAACAAGTGTAAGTCAAAGTCAAATGAGTGCATTACCAAGTGATGGTAAACTCATTAATTACGCATTTGGAACAGACCCAAGAGCTACAAATAACGCATATGTATACGCACTGTTTCCAGAAGCATTAACAGAAATAACTGGTTCAGTTTGGGCATCTGCATCATCTGCTGGATTCTCTGGTATCACAATTAGTGCACAAACATCTAGTACCGCAGTAGATTTCTCTGGTTCTGCATATAGTCACGCATCTACACCATGGATTCAATCACAAACAGTATCAGGAACTAAACATAATTTGTTCAAGTTCCATACATTAAGTGATGGTATTGCAGCAAACAGAGATGTAAAAGCAGTTATCTCAAATATGAAAAAGAGTAGAGAAACTGATGAATATGGTACATTCAACGTAGATGTATATCTATATGGAACTGATCACGAAGCAACAAGTAATTATGTAGAAAGATTTGATAATGTAACTTTGGATCCAAACAGTCCACGGTATATTGCACGTGTAATCGGTAATAGTGCACCATACACCGATCCAGTAACAAACGAAGTATATTATCGTGGTGATTTCCCAAATCTTTCCAAATATGTTCGTGTAGAGATGTCAACGGGAACCATTCCAGTTGCAGCACTACCATTTGGATTCGCAGCATACAAGTCAACAATCGTTGCATCAGCAGCAACATTAGTAAGTCCAGTATATGTCAATACAAGATTCAAGACAGCAGATGGTTATCCTGAAACATATTCTCTCACCAATCTTGGACAACAATCAGATGAAAAGAGAGTATATGGTTGGGATTTCACCAAGAATGCAGCATCAGGATTAGGACATACCAATGAATCATATCTTGGCCCAACTCCAACAAGTGCACCAACAGTTGGTTCGGCATTCAATCTTGAAAATATTGCAGACGTAATCATTACATCAGCACCATATTCAGAATCAATTTCACTTGATGTTGCAAAGGACATTACGCACTTACCATATCGTGAATTTGCAGTCGCATTCCAGGGTGGATTTGATGGATGGAATCCAGCACGTTCAATTGCAATGGGTACTGACATCACCACAACAAACAGTCAAGGATTTAACTTGGCAAATAGAACAACTGCCGGTTCTATTGAATATAAGAAGGCATTGGATGCAATCAGTAATCCTGAACAATTTGATTTCAACTTGTTAGTATTACCTGGTGTTGTGTACGAATATCACACCTATATTGCAAACGAAGCAGTCAATCTCTGTGAAACCCGTGGTGATTGTTTCTACATTATGGACGCAGTTGGCCCATCAGCAACAATTGCAACAGCAACCACAAAAGCACAAGAAATTGATAGTAGTTACGCAGCAACCTACTATCCATGGTTGAAGGTTACCGATCCAAACACCGGCACCACAATCACCGTTCCACCATCTGTTGTTCTACCTGAAATGTACGCATATAACGACAACGTTGCGGCAGAATGGTTTGCACCAGCCGGTTTGAACCGTGGTGGCCTCGCAGGTGTAGACGTAGTAACTCGTCTCCCACAAGCAAGTCGTGATTCCTTGTATGAAAATAAGGTTAATCCAATTGCACAATTCCCAGGACAAGGTACTTGTGTTTGGGGTCAAAAGACACTCCAACGTCGCGCATCAGCACTTGACCGTGTAAATGTTCGTCGTCTCCTTATTAGTGTCAAGAAGTTTATCGCAAGTTCGGCTCGTTATTTAGTGTTTGAACAAAATGTTGATGCAACACGCAATCGTTTCTTGAATATCGTAAATCCATATTTGGCAAGTATTCAAGAACGTTCTGGTTTGTACTCATTCAGAGTCGTAATGGATAGTTCTAACAATACGCCTGATTTGATTGATAGAAACATCATTTATGGTCAACTCTATCTACAACCAACAAAGACCGCTGAATTCATCATTCTTGATTTCAACGTTCTTCCAACAGGCGCAACATTTGCGACCTAATTGAAAAAAAACGTGGGGGAAGATAAAATCTTCCCTCACATTTTTCAATAACCTTATATTTATAGTTAGAAATCCTTTCGGAGATTATACATGCCAAATCTAGTAGCGGAACAAGAACTATTCTTTACAGCATTTGAACCAAAGATGAAGAATCGATTCGTCCTTTATATGGACGGAGTTCCTTCATACATTGTAAAGAAAATCAATCGTCCAAAGTTGACACAAGATGCAAAACCACTTGACCATATCAATGTACAACGATATGTCAAGGGTAAGACCAAATGGGGCACAATGACAATGACATTATACGATCCAATCGTTCCATCAGGCGCACAAGCGGTAATGGAATGGGTTCGTTTACATCACGAATCAGTTACAGGTCGTGACGGTTATCTTGAATTCTACAAGAAGGATTTAACTTTGAACGTTCTCGGCCCAGTAGGTGATTTGGTTGAAGAATGGATTATCAAAGGCGCACAAATTACTCAAGTCGATTTCGCAGAAATGGATTGGGGTCAAGATGATCAAGTAGAATTTACGATTGAAATTCAACCCGATTATTGTGTATTGAATTACTAATTTTTAGTAAAATACAAAAACCCTCGGGGCAAATGCCTCGGGGGTTTTTTGCATTTAAACTAAATAAAAACAGTCTCTTAATACATTTTTTGATATTTATGTAAGTGGATCTTTCCTATGAGAATACTATGGCAGATATTACAAATTTTGATGTAGGACAGGGTGAAACGTTTAAGTTACTGCTTCACATTTATAACGAAGCAACGAGTAGTGTGTTGATGGATATAACTAACTATACATTTGATGGACAAGTTAGAGAAAACTACACTACAGAAGAAGTAGCATCAACGTTTGGTATAACTAAAATTAGTCCTTACTCATCCGGCAGTATATATGTACAACTCACCTCACAACAAACCGCCGGATTAGACCAACGTATGTACGTTTATGATGTGTTGATGAAAGATAATTCCAATCCACCGATAGTTCGAAGATTGCTGGAGGGCGCATTAACTATTCGACCGGCAGTAACTAGATAATGTCTGGAATTGAACACGACATTCCCGATTTAGGTGTTACTATTACTAATGACTTGCAAACAACGCGAGTTGTAGTAGAAAAAGATCCTTATCTGGGAGTCGATGTTGCGAATGATTTACAAACGAAACGAGTCATTGTAAGACAACAATCATATATCATAAATCAAAACAGTATTCCTATTCCTGAAGGGATTGCTATTAGCGCAGTTAGTTCAAGTTATGCACAAACCGCATCTCTTGCTAATCTGGCGGTAACTGCTTCGTTTGCGTTATCTAATGCGGGAACCGTACAAAATGCAACTTCTGCTTCGTATGCGACAACCGCATCGTATGTTAGTGGTGCAGCAAGCACATGGGATGATATATCAAATAAGCCAGAAGGTTTAGTATCATCGTCTACGCAAATAATAAATTATAATCTACTAGCAACCACCGGCTCCAACATATTCACAGGAACACAAATTGCACCATCGTTTAGTGGTTCATTATTTGGTACTGCAAGTTGGGCACAGTACGCAGTAACCGCAAGTTATGTAGAGGGGCCTGCGGGAATAACTGACTGGTCGGAAATAACAAATAAACCAGACGGACTCGTATCTAGTTCTGCACAAATCAATACTGGTTCATTTAGTGGGTCTTTTATTGGTGATGGGTCGGGGTTAACTAATATTGCCTCTACATTAACATTTAGTGGTTCTACTGGTGGAGATGTTCTAAACCTTAAAACTGAAACACTAAATATTCTTGGTAGTAACGGTATAACAACTTCCATTACGGATAATACAGTAACCGTAAATTTACCAGCGGGAACCGTTACGGCATCATCACAGATTGATTACACACAAATACAAAATCAACCCACAGTAATACCAAGTGCATCGTATGTAGAATATAGTAATGTTGCAAACAAACCAACACTTGTATCAAGTTCTGCCCAAATCAATACCGGCTCATTTAGCGGGTCATTTACTGGTCAGTTAATAGGGACTAGTAGTTGGGCAACCAATGCAATATCCGCATCATACGCATCTAATGCAGAATTACTGGATGGATTAAACTCTACAGTATTCGCTACCACAGGTTCAAATACCTTTAATGGTAATCAAACAATTAGTGGATCGGTATTTGCAAATATTGATACATTGATACTTACGGGTTCTATGTCGATATTAGGAACTTTATCCGTATCCGACACAATAACAGGATCATTATTTGGTACCGCATCATATGCGGTAACTGCAAGTTATATAGATGGGGGATATTATTAATGGTTTTAAGATTAGAAAATAGAGGAGACGGAAAGTTAATTTTACAAAATATTACAAATAGTGGACAACTACTTTTAACAAATGAATTTATAATATCATCACCAACTCCAACAATAACACAAACACCAAGCATTACACCAAGCATTACACCAAGTATTACAAGAACACCAAGCATTACACCAAGTATTACAAGAACGCCAAGTATCACACCAAGTATTACAAGAACAATAACGCCTACACCAAGTCTTACAAGAACAATAACGCCTACACCAAGTCTTACACCGTCTATTACTCCTAGTACATCTGCATTGGGTACAAGATTGTATTCTAACTTTGATGCATATATTGTTGGGGGAGTTAGACAAGCTAGTACAGGGGATTTAATTAGAACTAATATTTCAAGTGCTAGAAGATTAATAGTTACGGAAACAATCAGTATAAGAGGATTTGTGTTGGTCAGAATTCCACCTGATAACTGGTCAACTACAAGTGGTTATGGATTCCAACCCACCTTATCAGTAGTATCGGGAACTGGTGCAACGATTGACGGAGGTTCATCAAGTAAAACCTTCTCCAGTCAAGTATCAATACTCAATCCAAGTAATACTGCTGAACGAACTGGTGGAACTTCTCAATATGATATTTATCGTTTAACACCAAGTAACGCATCTAGTACGACTTTAACTGCCGGCGAATATACCTTATCGGTGTTAGGAACGGCGGCAAATATGACAATAGCAACATTAACAACGGCTACATTCCCAATTGATACGAGTAAAACAATATATCCATCTGGTTCAGCAACGCATTTTGCTATGGAAGTATTTTAAGTAAAATATTTATATTTTGATACACCAATCGTGAGAAACGAATGACGGACAAAATTTTATTAAAACGCAGTTTAACTTCTGGTAGTATTCCTTCTACATCTTCGTTGGATGTGGGAGAACTTGCTATTAATGTTCCAGACGGAAAGCTGTATTTAAAACAATCTGGCAGTCAAGGTGAAACAGTCCGTTCATTACTGACATTAGATACCCCGATGTCGGGAAGTGTTTTGTTGACAGGAAGCGTAATAACAACACAACAGATTACCGCGCCATCATTTACTGGTTCACTATTTGGAACATCTAGTTGGGCAACTAATGCAATATCAAGTTCATTTGCTTCATCGACAACTAGTGCAACTTCCGCATCGTATGTCGAATACAGTAATGTTGTGAACAAACCAACATTGGTATCTGCATCGTCACAAGTAGATGTCACACAAACTACGAATATTGCAACCATCGCAACTACGGGTTCAAATACCTTTACGGGTATACAAAATATATCCAATACCACCAATAGTACCAATTATACCGATGGTGCGTTGGTTGTTACGGGTGGCGTTGGAATAGGTAAAGATGTCAATATCTCCGGTAGTTTGAATGTGATTGGGTTGTTGACGGCAATCAGCATGTCCACCCAATATGTCACCTCGTCGCAATATACGGTCGGTACCAGTCGAATTATTCTCAATGATGACGATTTAGTACGCTTTGCGGGCATATCTGTTATTGATTCCGGTTCTACTTATGGAACTGGTTCATTGTTGTGGGATAGTCTCAATAATCGATGGATATACGAAACTGATGATTTGGCATATAATTCAGCCATTCTTATCGCGGGGCCAAAAAACACGGGCACACTTGGTAATGAAGTTGGACTAATATCCGGTCGTATTCCAGTCGCAACGGGTGATGACCACATTGATACGGCACTTGCGTCCAGTTCACTTTATATTGATTTTGCAGACCGAAAGACTTATGTAGAAGCCGGATTATATGTTACTGGAAGTATCACCGCATCAAACAATATAAGTGGAACATTAATCGGTACTGCTTCATTTGCAAACAATGCAGATTTATTAGACGGATTAAACTCAACAGTATTTGCTACAACTGGGTCAAATACGTTTGTAGGAAATCAGATAATAACTGGTTCCATAACCGCATCATCAAATGCCGGTGGTATACAACTCATACAAAATACAGCAGGTTCGGTATTTAATGGATTACAATTTACATCTTATAATGGTGGAAGTAATGGTGGATTAATTTGGAACCAAGCCACCGGTGAGATACGATTAAATGCACCGGTTTCGTATTTTCCAACAATATATTCTAGTGGAACAGAAATTATTAGAATTGATACTTCTGGAAGAGTTGGTATTGGAACCACATCACCATCTGCAAAACTAGATGTCAGAAATACCGGTTCTGGTTTGATATTACAAACAACAAATAACCAAAATATTTTTCAATACTTAAAAGGTGACGGTACAAATCTTTTACGAGCAGTGTTTGATGGTAGTAATTTCCATCATTATCAAAATGCACAAATTTATTATAATATCAGTAGTAGTGGTATAACTTTTGATGGAAATAATACTACCTCATCGAACGCCAGAATGTCTTTTACTGGCACGGCATATATCTCATTAAACAGCAATGTCACTTCCGCTCCATTAAATGCAAATATTTGGGCAGGATCAACAGCATATGCAACGTCCACCAATCAATTAACTTCTATAACACCATTTGCATTTTCTACATGGGCATGGAACGGAACCGATGGATTTTCTACATCATCAAGAGGTGCATTACGTCAAACACAAAATTCAACAAGTGCTGGAGACGCACGATTAGGTGTAGTTAGAGCAACAGACAACATAGAAGTATTTACAATTAACTATATAAGTGGTAGTGTAGGTATAGGCGTAAGTAGTTCTATCTCTAATAAGCTTCAAATCAACGGTAATGTATCCGCGTCCACATATACCAGTTCAATATCAAATGCAGTTGGATTTTTGGGTACTTCTAGTTGGGCAATTGGTGCAACATCGGCATCGTATATTGAATTTACTAATATCGCTGATAGACCTACATTGGTGTCTAGTTCGATACAAATTAATACCGGCTCATTTAGCGGGTCATTTACAGGCGAATTAATAGGAACTAGTAGTTGGGCAACTAACGCAATATCTTCTTCGTTTGCAACAACCGCAAGTGCAGCAACAAGTATAACTTTTATTCCAGCAACATCTTCATATGCAGTAAGTTCTAGTTTTGCAGAAACATCAAGTGTGACATTAAAAGTTAGAATATTGTCTGGAAGTGTTGGGTCGGGTTTGGCACAGTATACAGGATCATTTAGTGGTTCATTTTATGGTGATGGGACTAATCTAGCAGGCGTAAACACTATTACGATATCGGGTTCAGCACCAACACCTAAAACTGGTAGTTTATGGTACGATAATACAACCGGTAAAACGTATATTTATTATGTAAGCGCAAGTCAAGGACAATGGGTATTACAATCTGATCCTACATATGATATAGGGGCGGTGGTAGAAGCAGCAACAGCGTCCGTGGCGCTTACTATTCCAAATACCGCCCCGGCCACACCATTGACAGGTTCTATTTATTTTTCTGGTGCATGGTTGTATGTCTATAATGGCGTTAAATACGTTAGTGCAAGTCTAAACTAATAGGAATATATTATGTTAAGTTTTCCAGCAAGTCCAACAGTCGGACAACAATATACGGATACCAGAGGAAAGGTCTGGGAATATGATGGTGTAAAGTGGAACATTGCATCCACGACCGGTATTAAACAATTCTTTGGAACAAAAGTAAGTTTAGCAACGCAAGTGTTTTTGACGAGTGCATTAACGGAAATTTCTTGGGACACCGAAGAAATTGACACCGCAGGATTTTTTATTCCTTCGACACCAACCGATATAGTCATACCTAAAACAGGGTATTATCGTGTTCATTTAGCTGTATATACTGGACAAGAAGGTAATGGTGCATCATATACCGTATCGTTAAAGAAAAATTCAACGTCATT